GATTAAGTTATTTACGCCATTCCTTCATTTTAGCAACCACATCAATGTTGTTGTCATCCAGCATTTTCTTCAACATACCAATCAAACGCCAACCTTCTCTATTCTCATACAACTTTGCCTTCTTGTTCAAAAAGGCAAGGGATGCGTTTTTACCTAATGTTTTTCCATTGTCATCTATGACAACGCAATTATGAAAACGAATCATGTTCTGCATTGTAAAGAACGCTCCAGATCCTTTGTAAGCATCTAGCCATGCTGCATTTTGAGGAGTATCCCAATGCATTTTGATACGCCTTTTATTGAACTCCTGCACCGAATGCCAAAGTTCATAAGTGTTTTCGGAATGTTGTATTTTATGTACTGCAAATAACAATGGCTTGATTACTTTTTTATCAAAATCATCCACGAAAATATTTTGACCATTTATGCGTTTATACGGTATCCCTTTACATTTTCTTAATTTCAACTCATCAAATCTCTTTTTGAGTTTCTCGATATAGTCCTTTGCCATATCTAATACCACTCTTTTGTTGAACCAGCGATTTCGATCTCTGAAATTATCAACATCACCATTCTGCATCATTTTGTGCTGGGCGTACAACTCGTTATTTAACATCTTCCACTGATATTCATATCCCATACTATGAATCACCTCTGAAACTCCAATCGGCTTATAAGCACCGTGGGTATTGGTGGCTATATAAATTATGCGGAACATCTGTGCCATTACCCAACGTCTGAATAATTGGCGATTAGGAATTGTGCCTTGAATTATAATGGCCTGGAAGATTGGATCATCTTCTTCCAAGATACTAATGACACCATCTCTTTTTGAGGCTATAAACTCCAAACCATCTGCACTTTGCATTGCAAAAAGCTCACTAACATCAACACCGGCTTTCTTTAGAGCTTCAATACGCTCCTTAGCTTTGGTTTGATTAGCTGTAAGCGTAAACTCGGTACCACACTCAGGACATTCAAATTTTAACTGTTTCATAACTTATTAATAATTTAATTTTTAGTCTGATTATTTATTTCTCTACTGTAACCCAGTTTTTGAGAATTACTAAATCTCTATCTTTGTTGCTTTGCCAAAACCATTTACCCATTTTATTAGCATCCCAACCTATACCCAATATTATTTGACAGAGAATGTATAATTCCAATTCGACTTGTGCTATATCTCGACCAACTCCAAACAACATGTCTTCATCCTCCAAATCTTTATCAGACAAAGCTTTAAAGTATTTTCGGTTTTTACATTCACTCATTGTTGATGGAATAGAATGTTTATATCGAGTATATAAATGCTCTACATTAGACAGAAACTCATCAAGAGAAGCGCATAATTCCACACCTAAGTTTCCCTCATACTGCGAATTCTGTATAATATATTGGCCATTAAGTTTGAAACTTCGTGTTTTAAAATCTACTTTAAACTTGGTTCCGTTCTCTACAGCCTGTATTGATTCTTGATAAATATTTTTCATAATGTTTACTTTTGATTTTATACTCAAACCTTTGACACATTTCTTTAAAAGCCTGATATTAACATCCAGAATACGCCGGAATAAAGGTTTATAAAACCGTAGATGCCGGCGTAATTGTCGGATAGTTGTTAAACGCAAGGTTCTTGTATAAATGAAAGTTGTGTTACTTATAAAACAGCCCCCATTTAGCGTGACACATGTCTATATGTTTATGATATATACTGTATCAAGTAAGATACCCGCGTAATCCTAGGTCATACATAGGATGACCGTCATCACGCGGACATCATATCTTGTCCAGTATGTTAAATTACTAAATCCCAGACTGTAAACTTTGTGTTAAGTAATAAGTTGTAATTCTCAAAATATTGGCACATTTCTATACTTATTCGATTTAGAGCTGGTGTGATCAGGAACGGACCAGGACAATTAGTACTCGGTCCTTCCTGATATATAACCAGCTATATAAATGATATTTCTTGAATTACATATCTGTGCTAAATAGTTATCCTCATAATACTGATACATTACTTTACCCAATAGATGTATTCCGGTTGGATATTCCTGGAGCAGATGAGTTATCGACTCATAGATCCAGGAAGCTGCTCACCGGAACAGTAAACAAATGTATTCCTTGAATAACTTCGAATGTATTTCGCTTATTTTACAAGTCCTCAAATGAATGGCACATCACTTTACTCTCATGATAATTATAAATATGACCTGATCGAGAACCTGAGGTGAGAGGCTATGCAGCCTTGTAACCTCCGGTGAACGATCAATAGTTCATACTTTAGAATATGAAATTTTCTTCTTGAACTTGCCTGCTGTGCTGCTTTATAAACCCTCATAACAATCGACACATTTATTTATCTTCATTGATATAATCCAGATGATTATATGGTACCCGGAGTAGATACTGAAGGATGTAATCCTTCAAGGATAGAATCGGGGTACCTAATATATAATCTGGATATTAAACACTTGTTCCTCGGATTCATTTACTGTGTGTTCAGATTGTAGTTACAATATTGACACTAAAGTATTGTACGCTGCTCTTCTGGTCAAAATAGCATTCTGCATACAACCTATTGTCAAATAACCTTCAATTTCTTTACTTTTAGATTTATTTCGATTAGCCTTTACGTTCCGACCAATGCCTCTAACAACACAACCATCCGGCTTATCCTTAACATAGCCAAGGCCACCAACTTTATGTTTCCCAGTTTCAACGGCTCTAAGGCAATCCATTACGAATTTATTCAATTCATTAATATCAACCCGAACATTACATACTGGAAGGGTCTGAGTCGCCCAACTATATTCTCCATTGCCTTTATATAAATATCGGTTAACCGAATCCACAGCCTTCTTCAACGTAATACCACGTTTTCTGATGGTTCTTGATTCTATTTCTTTCTGGAAGGTTTTAAGACGATTGGGAGAGAAAGAAATCATACTTCCCTTAATGCTGAAACCTAGAAATTTGAACCACTTGTCCATAGTCAGGTACTCTACTTTCTTGGGATTCAAATTCATTGATTTTTCGGCCAATCTCTTTTGTAAAATGGTCATAGCCTTTTCATAGTCCGGACCAACGAACAACATATCATCCGAATACCTTACGTAAAACCCATTCAATTGGGACAGTTCATCATCTAGGCTATATAGCAACACGTTGGCTAACCAGCTTGCTACTGCGCATCCTTGTTTAAGTGATTGATATTTCTCATGCAGTTCGTTGTTCTCATCGAAATACAATCCGCAATGATAGTATTTTCTTAATACATCAATTAACACAGAATGACCACACTTAGCTTCCACTTTATCAAAGGCTGCGTCAATAAACTGGATAGGAACAGAGTCGAAATATTTACTTAAATCAGACTTCCAGCCCACATAACCATCACTTTTCATGTTAACAATTGTGTGACTTACTTCCAAAACCACTTTACCACAACCAATACCGACCTGATAAGATTTACAAGCAGGATGAATCATCTCTGGCATTAAATCAAATAGCAAATCATTCGCGATGCTTAGGATTATACGATCAATAGGTTCGTTGACATATACAGTACGAAACTCTCCGTTATCCTTCGGAATTTGTGCAATATGTGGTGGTGTTATTTGATATTTACCATTCAACATAGCTTCTGCCATGCGAATTCTGGTTGGTTCTTCTGTCAGTTTGATAAGTTCGCTCTTCCGAATATCCTTCAGAACGCCTTTCTCAATTGCTTTTGTCCATCTATTAATGTCGAAGAACATTGTAAGAATCTTATCTTTCATTTTATATCTCCTTTCTTTTTGAGTTGTTCCTTATATCTCCTGTGCTCACGAATTGTTGCTGCCCATTCTGCTTTTGTAGGTTTGTATCTCCCCTCTGCTTTACGTTGTTTTAAACTCTCTTTGTTTTTCAAATATTTGTCTGGGCAACAAATAAATTGAATAAGACGCTTGCTCACTCCAAATATTTTAGCAAGTTTAGAGTAACTGATTAATTGCTTTTCTCTCAACCATTTTATATATTCTTTTTGGTCTGGAGTGAGCTTTATTCGTCTATCATATTGGGTTCCAGCGATACGAATCTTTTCTGATTTATACGGCATCGTTTTTAGGATACATTAAATCATCGTGTAAATTGTTAGGACATCGTTCATCAAACCAATGCCAGACATCAATCTTTAAGGTTCCGGCCGGGAAGTTGAGAAAGTCTTCTTCAATCTCATCATCGTTATTGACCGGAATGTCTCCAAACATTTCCCATAATTCTGAAAGGGTGCATAATTCTACATGCTCTTCACAAATGCCACACCAGCAATCTTCTTCCTCAACTGAATCATTATAGCTGATTTCATCTGTGTTTGGATTTACCCATGCTCTTTCTTCAACATTATTACTTCCACATTTGGGGCAATACAATGTGTCTAATGACCTTATCCCCTTCTTTTTAAACACTATGTCAAACTGTTTGAGATTTGAAAGTTCGATGAGAACCATTTCTGTAATAAAGGCTCTCATCTTATTAATCTGTTCATCTGATGATATTCCCCATATATTAGCCGCAGCTTGTACTGCATTTTGCATGGAAAAACAGATTTGAGTCCAGTCATCGTACTCTTTTTTATCTTCGAGGATTTCATGGATTAGCGTTTTCGCTTTCTCAATGTATTCTTGATTGAATGATTTTGATGTTTTCATATCCTATTGTATTAAGTTCTTCTAACAATGACCGATATTCTTGTTCAGTAGCTAAAGGCCAATTTTTCAGAATGTCAGGAGAGCAGCCGGCGTGTTGTCCGATGTGCATATAACTTGTCAATTTAGTTTTGGACCTATCCCAAAATTCATTCACAAATACAGCACATATTTCTCCTTCTTCTGGAGATTTTACGAAAGTTATTTTTATTTCATTTTTCATACATATCAATTATTGTTATACCATTCTATTTCAGCATCATTTGCTTCACGATACAGCATATATACACCACCAATAGTTAAGTTGTAAATAAGGGTGTATCCATCCTTTTGATGTACGGAATCAGTGCCATTATTCACCCACCTTGGTTCTTCGCTGCGAATATCATCGTCAGTCCATTCATCGCTATCCCATTGCTTCAGATAATCAATAACAGCTTCTCCATTCGCATCGGTAAAAACAGTTCCATACCCTTTACCATCGTATAGTTTATCACATTCGTCCAGCATGTCTCCGTACTGGACATCAATGACAATTCTATAAAGCTTTTGATTTCCCATTGAACTTAAATGCGGCATAACTATCTTTTCTTATTGCGTTTACGATCTCTTCTTATTTGTTTCTTGTTGCGCCCACTTTTAGTGGACGAACCTTTATATGTAGGAGGAACCCGTCTCCACGGAGTCGATTTCTCTTCATAGTCTTCTATTCTTTCAAAATAGACCGTAGGTGGATTTTCAAATAATATCATATTCATTTTTGCACCGTTTTGAGGGTTAATATTTCTTCCCATGCATCTTCTCACGGAGTTCGTTATATCTCATTTTTTGTTCGATGTGCCAAAACAGATCTATTTCAAGATGCTTTGCAAGTCCAAAAATTGATACTATCATATCATTTACAGTTGTAGGAAAATCAAATAGTCCATCATATCTAACAGGAAGCGTGGAAATAGCATATATAGTCTCTGTAAATGTCTCACTGACACAAGAGTCAGCAGAATCATCTATAACATCTGAATTAATATCCTTCATTGCAGGTTCAAGGCTTATCCCTCGAAGCCCAGCCAAATCAAGTAGGTGAATAACGGCATCAGCTAACTCTTCCTCTATTGACCCTTTGATTGTTTCATTGTATGCAACTTCGTAACCGCGCTCTTTGGGAATGTCTAGGTCTAACCCTTGACAAATACGACTGGTTGAGATTTTCTTCTCAAACCAATCAACATTAGCACGCTTTCCCCTTCTATCAGCTTCCACAGCTTCCATTAGTTCGGATATTATGAGACAGAGAAAATGTTTATTACTCAATTCCGTATCATGGAATCCATGTTCACAAGCGATTTTATATGTTTTATCCCTTAATTCGTTGAGATTCATTGCCAATTACTTTAAAAATTACCAAACCCTGATGTCATAGTCTCTAAAATAATATTCCAGTTCTTTTATCCCTTCCAAACTGTGCAGTCCACCCTCGCCAATTACTTCAATATCAACAGATATTTCATAGTCTGTTTTAATATTTACCTTAGAACTATTGAAAGTTTTTTTCACGCATTCTAAAATACTTGAAGAATCTGTACCATTTTTTACTATATTGAGTATCATTGTTTTTTGAATTTTAATTATGCAACATCATCTAACGGTCCACTATAGACTCTTCCATCCATATAATACAACCTGTCCTCATACTGGTTGTTATGTAATTCCTCCCGGATTGCATTTTCATCATTGGCCCAATACTCATATTCTTCATGCCAGCATTTGAAAAAACTGTCGTAGCATTGTTCTATTAAGTCTGTGAGCGAAAAGTTGTCCGGATAACTGCACCAAGTTTTATAATATTTGATGATAGGTTCAAGCAAGTAGAAATCATAACACATACCTGTTAGTGGACAATCATCACCTACAGATTTGATAATACGGCTTCGTCTGTATTTGTAAGTGTATTTTTCATTTATATATTTGCCTGAAGATGAATAATATCTACCTTGTGTAATGTATGGCATAATATTATTATTGATATATCGAAATAATAGTTTACCACATAATTCCTCTGCATAAATATCATTACTGCAATCTATTGGACACTCAAAAATGGGATTATTATTATATTTAAAATTAAAATTGTATCCGCTATAATTAACACTCCAACTACATGATTGGGTATTTGTCAATTTCTCGAAAGTTCTTAGAGACGTTACATAATCTGAACCGTAAGCCTCCATACACTGATCCATTATATTCCAGCGTTCACGCTCAATAATTTCTTTTTGTACCTCTTCCGACAATTCATCAAAAGTGTACAGTTGCAATGTTATTGTTTTCATTGATTTAAGATTGTTGGTTTTTAAACTCCATATAAAGGAACTCTGATATATTTGACTGGAAATTATAGGATATTCCCCATGTTCCAAAAGTTTCAAAGAACCAGTCAACAAGAAAGTCCCGGTCCTCGTTAGCTTGTTCGCTGTCTTCACCGGCATCTAATCTAGCAACCATAGCATTTACAAGAGGTGTGTCGTATGTAACCTCTCCATAAATATGATAAGGGTAGTCATAATCAATGTTATTGAAATTACCACAAATCCTGTGGTCCGGATTATGCAAGTATTTCTTCATATCAGAATTAAATTTCCAAGCCATTACATTGCTGTAATCTTCCAGATATTCATCCGAAAAGTTCTCCATGATAAAATCTTTATTTTCATCATCAACCATGCTTTCACGTGCATCTTTGAGAATTTGACAAAGGCGTGTCGCCATATTATCAATATTTATATACTTCTTTTCTTCCATTTTACTACTTTATTTGAAGTTGAAGACTATCATTACCATAAGAATACATCATTACAGAAGCTCCACAAGGAGCATTTTTACCAGCATGGAAACATCTCACACCTATTTCACGAAGTTTCTGAAAAGCATCAAATGATTGATTTTCGTTTGGAAAATGCAAATCAATAGAACTACCAATATCTACATGCTGTACCTGCAAGGACACTTTGTTTTTGTGATTTAAGACTATTACATCCATATTATTCATCGTTTTCTTGTTCACGTCTATATTGTCTGTATCTATCGTATGCTTTAAATGTCTCTGCTATAGTTTCAGAGAGATCATTAAATTTCAGAGGAGTAATCCTTGCAAAATATGCAATCCCTTTAGTTGTATAGCAACAATTTGTAACAAGTCTATCTGGAGTGCCAAACAAACCACGAACTTTAAAGCGGTCATCTGCTCTTACTTGGAAATGTTCTGACAACACCTTCAATGTTTCATTACCTGCCTTGACTGCTTCTTCCAAAGTATCAAATATACCTATGGCAATTGTCTTACTACAAGAAGTAGCTGGGCGGCTACCTATCGGTCTGTCATTATAACGAAACTCTATTTCTAACAACTCCTTTTGCATATTTCCTTTTGTTTTTATTATCGAATAGTTTTTTGATGGTGTCCATAGTTGTCCACTTTTTGAATATTAACTCGCTTTAACTTTAAAAGAAAAGGCGCAACCAGAACAATAACATTCTGATCGCGCCACCCTTCAAACAAAAACATGTCGAACAACACACATGGAAACAACTAATATATGTAGTGTTCCGGGAATCGAACCCGGATTTCTACCATAACACTTTACTCGTGCTTACGATACTCTTTCACTTGTTCAATATCATCCATATTATCCCACCAATTTGAAAAGTCATAGCAAACAAGATCTTCATCAAATTCTTCTTTCCCATCTTCATCTGTAGAAATATAGTCTTCCCTATCAAAACCCGCAATACCAATCATATCTTCGGTGTCTGTAATACCATCAAACCAATCTTGCGCTTCTTTCACATCATCTTCTCTAACGCCTGCATCAAAATGTTTTTCGTCTTTATATCCAAGCCAGTCTGCGATTGTATCAAAGTCAAACCAAAAGAAATTATTTATGTCATCATCGGTCCAACCACTTTCAGGAGCATCACTTTCCATTATGGATTCAATTTTATCCAGTTGTTCATCGGTACAGTTCTTTGCCCGATCCTCACCCCCACTCCAAAATTTGAAATCTCGAAGTGAAATTTCTGATATAACTTTCATAGTTCGTTTGCTTTTAAAAGTTCCCTTGCAACTCTTCCTACTTGCAACAAGTATATACTCCAGACTCTCCCGTCAGAAATTTTGTTCTGAACAACAGCACTATAACCGCATTTAATATTCAATTCTCTCACATCATAAGGGGAAACAAGCATACCTCCATGTTGTGCCAAGTTATAATCCGGTTCTTTAGGAAATGATTTTATATACCTCTTAATAATTTGAATACTCTCTTGCTTATCCTTTCCTTTGGATAACAATTGTTTCTCAATACTATTCATAACAGCATTGAGATTAGGATTTACTGAATACTTCATATTACAATAGTTTTATGTATGAATGCTCCAACGTCTTTCAGTCGCATTTGGGGACATAATTATCCCGCCGCAAATTTTGCGTTCGCCATTTACCACCTCAGAGAATCCAAAGCTATTTTTCGCAAAATCACCGTATATTTCAATATGTTGGTTAACGGCAAATCTCACCCATTTTTGTAGACTTTTCAAGCAATCTTCAAAACTTGAATCTTGCAATTCCGAAGCAATATTCTTGACCTCTTTTACACGCTCTGATATTTCTGGGGACATTTTAAATTCCAATGGTTTGTTTATGGCTGCATACTCTTCAGGGTATTGAATGGAAAGTTGATGTATCCGGCTTCCCCAGATATTATTGAATATTGAAACAATCTTATCTTTAGATACTTTTTGAAGTTGTGCTCCATCCCAATAAAAATACTTATTATAGTCCAAATCGTCCCAATAAACAATACTTGCTATTATCGCAAGAGAATCTTTCATAATTGCAAACCGGTTACTTTCTGACGAAAAAAGACTTTCTACACTGGGGCCAATAAAACACAGATGTGTTCCGTGTGTGCGCACTAACCAAAAAAATGGCTCATTAGTCTTTTCAAGAGTTTTCAAATCATACTTCTCGAAATCAGAGATGCACAATTTAGTATCGTATAACTCTTTGCGCATTTGTTCGATAATTTCTGGTATCATACTTCTTTATTTTAATTTTCACTTTTTATCAATCTCCCAGTATAACCACGGTATTCAAGCAATGTCACAATAAGATGATCTGGCACATCTCTCAAACGTCTGTAATTTTCCGTTAACACTTCAAGCAGATATTCTTCATCTTGTCCCTGCAAAAGATTAGTCAACTCCCAGCCATAACTTGTGTACATACCTATATATTTACTACTTTGGAATAACGTAATTCTCCAGTGTATCCACGTCTACGCAATTCAGCAAACAACATGTTGTCATCAAAGTCAGACATTTTCAGAGTCGCTTTTACTCCTTGTTGAGTTATGCCGCCACTAGATTTGCGTCTTCTTTCCTTGTCACACTTCTTACAATAGTTTGCCAACCCATCTTTGGTTGCCTTATTTTTAGAAAAATTTGATCTGGGCAAACTCTGGCCACACTCTTTACACACTTTTGTTTCCATTATTATCTTGATATTAATTGTTCTCTTCGGGATGGAGTTTCAAATACTCGGTAAGTTCACAGTCATATATTTGTTCCTGAACAATTTCAGAAACAAGGGAATCTCCTTTAGTCTCCCAGAATTTCACTAACAAATCAATATTGGCACATTCTGGATGCTCTGTAATTATGCGCTCTCGGATTTCTTTTGGGATGCTATCGACTACATCGCACACATAATTCAAGCGGCAAGCTTTTAATGTTAGTATAACAATAACACATCCCACGATTACTTTGAATATCTTTTTCATTTGATACGTTTTTTACCGCTGTACATTTCCAGTGCACGCTCTACAAGTAAGTTCTGATTCCTGTCATCCAAATTGGCAAAAAATTCTTCTACCGCTCCATAATGACCATTTTGACTATTATATTCACGATACTTATTCCATAAATGCCTCCATCCACATTCGGCTTTTTCAAAAGCAACAGCACATTCGTGCTCATCCCAGCAATTCCACATATAGTAGAAGAAACTGGCTATATCATTCTTTCTTGCCATTATCTTTCACATCAATCATTATAAACTTGAAATATTTCCAACTCTCCAATACAATACTATATTGCTTCTCATTCTCTAGTTGGTACATGGTACCATCTTTCAATGTTAGGAAGTAAGTGTTTCCATCTATTCTCACAGTCTTCTCCACGCGCTGTATGTTTCCTGTAAATACCCTTATAGTTTTGGCATTTATCGCAATACAGGAAAACAACAGACATATAACTACCAAGATTCTATAGAATTTACTACCAATTGCAGTAGCTACTTTGATATACTTTTTCCGCTTATATACCACAACATACTTCTTCATAGATTTACGCTTTAAATAAATCATACACAGTTTTCCGCTTCACGGTAACATTTTGAGATTTAGGCAAATAAAATGTCATACTTGCACAAGAGGTAGAAATGATTTTCACGCTCGTTCTTTGGATTCTTGCTCGTTTCATGCTTTATTTTTTAAAGGTTTACAATCAGACACAAAAATAGCACGCACTCAAAAGTACATGCCACAATTAAAGTGGGTAACAAAGACTCGCACTTCTTGCACGCTACGCTTCCACGTTCGTTTTACCCATAAAAATAGCACGCCTGTATTCACCTCCAGACGTGCTATGTATGTTATGACTTACCAGTTCTTTATTTATGCAGCCATTCGCGCATCATATTCCGCACGCTTTTGAGCGTTTCCCAGCACTTCCCATGCTGCATTTACCTCTTGCATCTTTTCATTGGAACCACCGGCATCAGGATGAGCAGATTTAGCAGCTTGTTTGTATGCAGCTTTAATTTCCGCTTCCGTAGCATCATGCTTCACACCCAAGATTTCATAATAGTCAGCAGCTTTTGCGGCTACTTCTTCAAAGTTCAAACGGAATTTCAGAGCATCGAAAGACGCTTTTGTAGCAGCATGGATTTTCTTCTTAAAATCACGCGCTGCACAATCCAGGTCTTTCTTTGTAGGCACCAAACCAATACGGCTCCATACACTTCCCTCAACATCCCACTTCTTTGACACTTTGCAATCACTTGTACGCACTATGATTTCAGCCGGTGTACCGCTACGCAATTTGGATGCAATACCACCATTATCTTCACGCAGCCCAGCTTCCACCGCTTTCACAGTCCAGAATGTAGCTACCACATTCTTCCACACGCGGAAAATCTCGTCCTGTGTCTTATCCTTTGGCGTGTATTCATCACCGGCAAAATTCAGTCCTGAATAATGCGTTTCTCCGTCACGATTTACACTCTTATACACCAAAGTTACGCCTACCAACTCATTTGCGTTTAAGTTCTCAAATTGTACACTGTTATACCTACTAATTGTTCCCATGATTACTGTTTTTAGGAATTTTCTGCAATAGCGCATTGTAGGCAATCGGGGAATCGAACCCCGACCTACCAAAATAGGAACGCACCACCGAAAACGTTTACACGCTTTCGATTGCGTTAAAGCCCAATCAGAGCATACTGGACATTCACCTATCCAGCACACTCTATGTACAACTTTTTGCCCGTCACTAACAGCGCAACGGAGCCGTGCGCCCTGTGTATGAGTGCTCACCAACTGCAACCAAACCGATTGAATTGCAGCTTTTTACATACGCTTTCGCCTATGTGGTAGGTAATTTCCATCGTTACCGTTAAAGCACACTTTTGGCATACACTTCTTCACTGTTAGGGCTGCGTTGCGTTGGTGATTACATATATACGCAAGGGCATATATCTTTCTCAGTTCGCATTAGGGGCAGATTTTCACACCTTTGTGTAAACATCCGTTTTTCGGTATGCAGTCGGCAACTGGGCACAACTATGGCACAAAGTTTACACTTTTCCCTTTTGCTGCATGGAGCTACGCACCTATGGCACGCTTTTGTAGCAGACTTATGTATACAGCTCCCCCATAGTGCCAGCGACGGTTTGCATGACAATCTTTAATAACTGACCATTACAGTTATGGGTATTCTTTCCCCGTTCACAAAACATCCCGTTTTATGTCTGGGCGTGCGCTTTTGCTTTCGCTTTCGCACTCCTTTTGCTTTTATGTACTATTTTCTTTTGTCCGTTTCTTACTCCTTGTTTTTACGGTTATTAATTACGTTTATTATCTCGTATCTGTTTGCGGTTTTCGCTTTTTGTAGGTTTACAGATAAAAACCAAAACGGAAAGTAAACACCTTATCAAGTAGCCGTTATCTTAACTTGACGATGCAAAGATATAGCAAACATTTGGAACTACAAAGTATTTTAGCAAAAAACTTTCATTTTAAGGTTAAAATAATTTGCAAACACTTGATTTTCAGGCACATAAAAACATCAACAAAACAAGCAAATTTATAAGTGATTGAGAATCAACAATATAAGCACTCCAACACGTGCGCGTGTATGCGTGGTTACTTATTAGGGCAAATCGTGACACACATACACACATGCGCACACATATACGCGCGCGAGATGTTGTTACCTGGATGCAAAAAGGAACGGGAACAAATCACATACACAAAAGGATAAATTTGTAATTATTTCAAAAGAGTATCAAAAACAAAAGAATAGGCAAAACAAAGAGCAAAAGCACATTTGTTTCACTTTTGTATATTAGTGAAACAATATAATTAACTGATTTACAGCAATATGGCAATAAAAAATATAAAAAAAAGAAGGCAGAGCCGGTCAATTATGGAGCGAATACCGTATATATAATCCGACCTGATTTTTCAATCTCGTTTTTTCAAAAGTCGATCATAGTACAAAAAGCCAATTCTCTTCCAGACCACGTTATTCAATACAATAAAATTATCTCCAATTTCTAACATTAATTTTATAATATATCGAATCTGGAAGTAGAGATTTCGTAATTATCCCAGCATCAATTTATTAACTTTATTTTTATAATACAGAGAAATAATTATTTTCCAATATATTCAAATTGACAATGATATAAAAATTCAATATATAAGTTTTCTGATTTTTTCCAGCCACCTATTTTTTCAGTCTCGTTTTATGGTAATTAAGCTAAATTTTTATATCCAAATTGATGTTTATCAAAAAATCATATTACATTTGCCTAACAATTGATTATTTTATCCAAATATGAAAACTAAAAAACAAGTAGAGCATTTTCTAAGAAAAAGAAAATATAAGTCTGAGATAGACTTTAAAGGAATCAGTTCTTATTGCAAAACAGAATATAATATTAAGCTGCATGTACCTTCCAGTTATTCAGACGATCCTGAAGCTCTCGATTACGCTACATTTGCCAACTGGTTTGACAAAGGATTTGGAGCTGGAGATGCAGTAAAATGGAACGATTCTATAGGTTTGGTACAAGAAGGGAATGTGAATACTGTTTTAATATGCCTTAGAATTGACGGAAACACGCCTAATTTCGACAAAATAACAATTCCTGTAGACATTATAACCCCAGCCGGAGAAAATGCTTTAAATCGCCTCTATTTAGTTTTAGATGAAAATGGCCAGGAATTTGGCAACCCATTTTTCGTAATTTCCACTAAATATATTCCCAAATCATGTGATTTAGTATGCTTCCATAATCATAAAACTGGTCAAGAAGGATATGGAGTCGTAAGACTTGCAGATAAATCCTCTGGAGACATCGTTATGTATTGCTATGTTATCAAAGGGGAACCGGTTAAATACAGCATGAACGAGTATTTGGGAAAAATAGATGATTTCTCGTTCACAACTTTCAAGCCAGCGGATTATCAAAGAAAGGCTCTGGATGTAGAATTAGCTAAGGTTGGTAAGACATGGAATCATTTTCTAAAACGAATTGAGCCTTTGAACATGAAAGTAGCTACAGGAGAACGATACTGGTATATTACGGATAAGATGCAAGTTACTTCAGATGTGGAAAAAGGAACTGTAACAAGCAATAAACGTTATCTGGCAGGCAATTATTTTCGAAGAGAGAAAGATGCGATTAGAATACTGTCTGAAGAAATAGAAATTAGAAGAAACTTTTTAGCCGAACCCGAAATAAGATAATCAAGTCCGGCTAAGGAAAAGGATTCTGGAAGGTGGCAAAAGACTTCATGGTTGTTCTGCCATCTTTTTGTTATAAAGCTCCTCCACATCACTTGCCTGATTTACCTGCACGTTATAGCTTATAATCTTACCAACTGACAACTGTTGAGGATGAAGTTTAACTGTATTTTTTTGAGGAAGCTCTTTCCATAGGGTTCTCAAATCTTCTACAGGCACCTTCGATTCGTTCGAGAAACGTTTAAGCAAATCTTCATAAGCAGCTTTCGTCACTTCTGATGGACGAGGTTGCTGATTACTTTCCCGTTCTTTCACAAACTCAATCATAAGCCATATTGCATACTCGGCGTCCGTCAACATATTCGTATCTTTTTCGGCGACTTGCCGGAGAGATTCAAGAAATATCAATCTGGAGGTTCGGTCCTCTACTCCTTTTCGTTTAATTTTTCTGGAAGATGAGGGAGATTGATTGATGTTTTTAATTTTACTGGGAGTCACATAACATACAGGTTCTCCATTTTGCATCTTAACATCGAATCCAAAAATATTCTTCATGTCTTGTTCTGAAAGAGAGAAATCAGGATTGATAGTTTTTAAATC